TTGAGAATTTATTAATATCAGATGCAAGTTTATTAATGCCGCTTTCCGCATCTTTTGTGTCTGAATCAAACTTTATCGTTACATTTTTCTTAGCCATATTAAGAACCTTATAAGGAGTTATTTATAATAAAGTCAGTTATATAATGAAAAACTATTTAAAAAGAGCGTTAAAAGCTTCAAGATCCTTTTGTATCTGCTCTCTATCGCCAGTAGGAAGCTCCCAGGCATTGTGAAGCGATTGCATCTGTTTTCCGTAATCGGTGTCTGTTTTTCCGTTCCAGCTTCTATAACTCATAATCTCGTTGAGCTTTGTATTATGGAGCCCTTGTATAAGAGCAAGAAACTTATGCCAGTGCATCTGTACTGCATGACCTTTATCGTCTGTGGCAAGAAGATCTATTTTGTATTGTTCCTGAAAAGCTGCATAAATATAGTCTGCATCTATCTCATAATCAAGAACTTTACCAGAGCTCTTGCCTCCGGTATTTCTTGGTAGTTCACTTTTCGGCTGGAAGAATTCAAGCAGCTGTTCAAACGCTTTTTTCTTGTAAGCTGCAGGCGGCACTTCATCAGCAAAAATAAAATCTACTTCATCAATTACAGCGCCTTTTGTGTTTACAATGCGCGAAAAATTAATCCAGTCGCGAAAATCTGTTTTAATGAAAAAAAACTTCCCGTCTACTTTTATGCAGTCGGGAAGTTTTACCTTGGTAAGAGAGAGCATTAGTCTCCATCTGTAGGAGCTGTGGTTACTGTGTAATCGCCTTCTGTAAATGCTGTAATAGTTCCAGTAGAAACGGTTACATATCCCTTCTTCACTGTGCCATTGAAATTTGTATCAAAGGTAAGTGTTGAATCAACACTGTTCAGGTCGTTCAATGTAATTGTACAATCACATCTCCATGCCTTAAAGTGTGCGTGATTTACTGCAGTTGTGTCTACAGGCTCCTGGAAGAAAACAAGAAGGATTTCGCTCTTTGCTTCTTCCCCTGTCTGCATTTTGAAGAACTTGTTGAAGATGAACTTGTAATCATCATCGTTCTCGTACATAACAAGAGGAGTGTTGAAAGCAGGATTGTATTTCTTGAGCTCTGTTGTAGGGTTTTCATCGCAAATATAATCGTGCTCTTCTGTTTCTGGATTCATGTTCAAGTCAAAGCTTGCAGTCTTGCAGACACGCATCCAGCTTGGATTTGTTTTATTTACAAGACCTGTTTCTGAGTCAATTGCTTTGTTCAAGAACGGTGCAATCTGATGTTTCTTAACCATAATTATAGTCTCCCTTAAATTGGTTTTATAATAAAGTCATATTGTGGAATACGACTAAAGCTTTTCTTCTGTAATTACATCAAGAGTAAGTTCAAAAGCTGTCATCTGCTGCGCAACCGCTCCTGTATCTGGATAATACTGAATTTCAGTAATTTCGCTTTCTTCAATATCTCCAAAATCCGGCTCCTTTGACTGTGCCAGCCAGAAGGCTTTTGCATAGCGGCACATTCTTTTTACTAAAACCTTATAAGTTGCCTTCTGGAACAGAAAAGTTATTGTAAACTCTGATTTCTGCGATGTTCCGTCGATAAACCCTGGTTCCGGCTCCTGTGTTTCTGGAAGAATTGAAACAACAACCGGCACCTCATAACGAGACAGGTCCACGGTTCCGAAAACTATATTATCTTTTGTAATTGCCGGAAGTGTAAGGCCTGTTTCTGCAAGCCTCGGAAGTTCCGCATTTACATTTGCAAGAATAAAATCCTTTATCTCTTCTGCTATCTGATCCATTAATTACCCCCAGTATTTTTCAAGTTCTTTTTCAACCATCTTCTTTACTTCATTCATATATGCACCGCTTTCTGCATACTGCTGTCCTGCCTGAACAAACCCACGCGGTGCCACATGCCAGGAAGCTGCTCTCTTTGTTGGTCCGTCATGTCCATAAGAAAGTGTCATTGCCTTAGGAAAAATTGAGTGATCGCTTCGTGTTAAGGCTTTAGGAAAAACCGATGCACTGCTGCCATCTTTTTTAACTTTATAAATAAAAGCTTTTGAAAGCTCTCCGGTCCGTCTCTGCAAATCACTTGCAGATATGGCAGCCTTTACCCTCTTTGCAGTTTCTTTTGCCGCAATGCGCAATACACTTTTTTCTATAGCCTTGAGACTTTTAGAAGTACCGGCAAGAGCATCCTGAACTTCCTTGACTTCTATTTCGGCTCTAATTATCTGACCGTTGTTCGCCATAAACAATATCCTCTACGGTTTCGCCCCAGAGCTCCCATTCCTGCACCAGAGCTTCGTAATAAACAAGTGTGAGCGCAAGGTCTTTTGTATTTTCAACCGGCTTCAATTCCCTGCGCACAGGCTTCGGCGGTAAAACTATTTCCTTTTCATTCTGCTTTGTGCTTTTGCACGAGAGAATTGTTAGCATCAATAATGCCATTAACAATGTTATAAACTTCTTCATCATCCTGAGCTTCTCCAAGCTGTTCTTCGAGCTTCTGCTCGTTTATTTTAATTTCCTGCAGTTCTTCTGCATGATTTACAAGATATACGACATTCTGCTGAGCTTTGGAAAGTTCTTTTTCCAGGTCTTTTACAATGTTCCGGCTTTCCTTAAGCTTCTGGCACAGTGAATAAATTACAGCTGCCATAATCAGAAAAACAACGGCAACCGTAAGAACTATTGTGAAAGTATTCATTCATTACCTCCAAATCTTATGTCTTTTATCTTTTCCATGATTAAATTGAAATAGACCGGAACATAACAACCGGCAATGGCAAACCCGCTCAGAATAACATCAGTTATTTTTACAGGATTACCCCGAACAATATTAGTAATAAAAATTGCCAGACATAAACCGGCAATCCAAACACTGGCAATAATCTGTCCAACTAAAGAAGCATCCTTTGCTTTAATAGTTTTCTTTTCCTTTACTTCCTCTGCCTTTACTTCTTCACTCATATTTCCTCCGAAAAAAAACAACCCGCCTGAGTGAGCTTCTTCGAGAGGCTTGGCGGGTCTTATCAATTACTTACCAGCAGAAGCTTTCTTAGGCAATAAAGCTGGCAGAATACTTATAATAAGCACAACAAGACCGAAAACTGCAGTAATAACTGTTGTAATAGTGTCTTTTGAAATTCCTGCAAGAGCCAGCAAGAAAACACCGGCAATAATACCTACGATAGAAACATAGAGCTTCCAGTCTTTCTTTTCTGCTTTTGAAACAATTCCAAGAACACACAAGGCCATACCGATAGACCAGCCTGCAAGTTCAATCCAGTCTGCAAGCGCAATGCCTGTAAACTCTCCGATTGTTGTAGCAATGATAAGGACAACAAGTCCTATCCAAACTAAAATGTTTTTCATAATTCCTCCCTATTTAGCGAGCTTTATAATACGGGCAGTCATCGGACGCCCTTTTTCTACACACTGAGAGTAAACAAGCGGATTAAACTTAATCATTCCGTTTTCTACCCCTACCCAGTGGCTTTTACCTTTGTAATCATAACGGACCGGCGTGCGGTTCTTTATGCCCCGCAAATCCTTTATGTCTTTGAATTCAACAGTAATTCTGCGCCCTGTAAGATGAGCTGCAGCTTCGGCCCATTTTACAGTACAATCTTCTTCAATGGCTTTAACCTTAATAAGATCGTTTACTGTTTCTATTGCCTGATAATCGTCAGGCTCTATTCCAAGGCACCACAAGAGAACAAAAGCACAGCATCCATAACGACTTATGGCTTCAAGCCTCTGTGGTGTAATTGATTTTGATAGTTCTTCTGCTTTGGTTTGTGGATGATCCATTTAATTTACTCCCAGCTTTACAAAAAGAAACGCAACAAGCCCCGAAACAACGGCAGCAACAAGAGGATTAAGCCAGCGGTCTACACTCTTGTCAATTTTCTTTTCAAGACTCGAAAGCCTGAGCTCCTGCTCTTTTGTCTGCATTAAAAGTGTTGTTACCTGATCCAGTTTGCTTTCAATCTGAGTAAGGCGGTATTCTACAAGGCTCTGGCTGTCTTTATTTTCATCTCCCATAAAACCTCCTAGAACCTGCGCTTATACTGTGCAATCTGCTTTAAGAAGCGATCTGCCTGGAAGTTATTGAAAACGCGGCTTCCAGTATCTGCAAAAGTTGTTGAGCTTACGGCAAGATTTCCGCCTGCGCTTTCCCATAAAAGGGAAGCAAGCTGTAAAGCTGTTGTCTTTATAATTTCCGGCACTGTCTGATAGCCTGCAGTAAATGTGAGCAGGTATCTTGAGCCTTTTTTGAACGATGAATTGTCCTTAAAACAGATGTAGTTTTCTGTTTCTACTTCAAGCTCATTCGGGCTGTGGATGTCTCCGTCAATAGAAAACGCCGTAATAGAACTTACAGGCCATGCACACAATGCGGCAAGCTTTCCATCATCGCCTTTGATTTCCTGTGTATAAGTCTGCTGTTCCGGATCATATCCAAGATAATCGCGCACCTGTTCCATTGCCGCATTGCAGTATCCTGCCGGCTTTGTATCATTCTGCTCGCATGTCTTATCCATAAAAGCCTGGAGCATTGCGCTTGTAATGAATGTCATTATTAGTCCTCCAGTATTTCACAGCGTCCAGCTGCAGCCATTTCCACGGCATCCCTATAAGGAATTGTGGCAATATCACCCTTATGATAGGTTCCATAAGGTGCGCACAACAAATCAAGCATTTTTACCTTTGCATGACGAAAATAGTCGCCGGCTTCAACAACCGGACGCTTCTTTTCAACCTTTTCGACCTTCTGAATATCTGCTGTTTCTGCAGTTTCAATTTTCTTTTCATCAGCAGTTTCTACTGCTTTCTGCTCAGGTTCTGCCGCCTTTGTGTTTGTTTTTTTACTAGCCATTTTTATCCTCCTTAAAAATTTGGCTTTTTACCTTTTCCATAATTGTTGTTTTCTACCATGCCGTCCCATGCAAGCTTTAAGCCAAGCCCCGCAAAATAACCAACAAGAAAAGCAAGAGCCGGCCTCTGCTGCGCATATTCATCATTGGCAACCATAGGAGCTCCTACGATTGAAATATCCGTATAACCCAAAAGCCATGCATAAACCAGCATTGCGCTTATGGAATTGTTTATTGGTAATCCCTGGTTATAAACTTCTTCTGGCATTTCGTAAGTTGTATTAGGATGCTTTACCTTTATGCCGTGCAGTTCAAAATATCTGTCTGCACCTTCGCGTTCGTCTACCCCTACCATCCATACTTCACGGTCAGGCTCCCTTATCTGTTCAACGCTCAGATGCCTGTTCGCCTTACCGCAAATCATCAGTTTTTTCTCTTTCATATAAATAATGTCAATTCAAATAAAAACCCCCGCCGGAGGAGCGAGGGTAAACTTACATCTGGGCAGAAGTGAGTTTTATATCAAAAGCTGTAAAGCTTATGATTTTCTTACTACGCTGTAGCAGGATCAGAACCTGTTGAAGTAGTTCCGCCGACCTTCATACGAACGAAGGCTTCACCAAGAACAGGCATACCGTCTGCAAGTGTGTGTCCAAGGTAGCCGATGCAGTTCTTTGTTGCAAAAGCTTCAACGAGTACCTGAACTTCAACATTCTTCCAGTAAGCGAACTTGTAATAGTCCTTGAAGTCTCCAAGAACGATTACATAGTTGTTTGTGTGCTTGCCGTTTGGTGCAAACTCACTTTCAACTACAGGCATACCAAGAATGGTGTCCGGTTCACCGTCGCGCAAGCCTGGGCGCCAGAGGTACTGTCCGTCGCTATCCTTCAAGAGCATGATTGTCTGAAGAATGTCTGTATGCATTACCCATACAGCGTTTTTGCGATAACCAGGACGAAGTTTCATCTTCATCTTGATAAGGTCGTCAGCGCAGCAAACCATTCCGCTTGCTACATTGTAAGCAGAGCGGTCTGATGCAAGGTCGCGTGTTGTTGGAACACCGTTGCTTGATGCTGTGAAAACACCAAGAGGCTGGCCTGAACCAGTACCTGTCAAGATGCCTGCTTCAAAAGCAGACATGAACTTGTAAGCAAGCTTGTTGCGAACAAGCTGATCAATAGGTACAGCTGAAGAAGCGAGCATCTTCTTTGAAACCTTAACAAGCTTTGCAAGGTCTGTTGGAATAAGTTCGCGTTTGCTGAATGCCCATGAGCTGTCTGCAGCAATTGCTTCGCTTGGAACTTCCTGAGTCCAAGAAGCATCAGATGCGTCTGTTGATTCGTAAGGAATACCGAGCGAACCTGCACCAGATACCGGAATCTTGTCTACTTCTTTGTAGATCTGTGTATCTTTTTCGATGGCAGCGATGATTTCGTCAGAGAACTCCTGAGGAGCCAGAGCGTAGCCGCTTCCCTGTGAGCCGGATGTTCCGACTGTAAGATCGCGTTTTTCGCCCTTAAGGAACTTGCGGAATTCTTCTTTTGCATCATCATCAGGTGCACCACGACCTTCATCATCCTTTGGAAGAGGAAGAGTTGAAGCAAAACCTTCGATGGCAGCCTGGCGCTCTTCTGCTGCAATCTGAGCAGAGAGTTCTCTCATCTCCTTTTCCTTTTCGTCATAAAGAGCTTTTTCTTCTGCAGTAAACTCTCTTTTCTCACCGAGAACCTTCTCGTTGAGTTCGCGCATTTCAGCAATAAGCTGTGCGCGGCGCTGTTTCTTATCCATAGTTTAATTCTCCCTGGAATAAAAAAATTACATATTCTCAAGCAGTTCAAGCTCGCGTTTGCGTGCTTCTGCTTCCAAAACTGCCTGACGCTCTGCTTCTTCCTTCTTTTCAGCTTCCAGTCGCTCCGCCTGAATCTTCTCGATCAATCCGTCTGAGAAGCTTCGTGCTGATATAGAAGTGTGGTCATCAGCTGGAATGCTGACAACTGAAACATCATACAGCTTTCTTATTTTGGTTATAGTGCGTAATACAACGCGCTTTTCTCCCTCTGTAAACTCTTCTGTCTTGTCATCTTCAACTACAAAGCGATAAGACATTTTTGTAAGGTAGCCGCCTTCAATTTCTTCGTGAATTTTGCGTCCTTCTTCTGTTCCACCAAGGTAGGCATCAACCTTAAGACCCTTTTCCTCAATTGTGAGCTTTAAGGTGTCGTTTGAAAGGCGTGCAAATACACGACCTTCATGGTTCAGATTGAAAATAACATCGCTCATGTCGCATTCATCAAAAGCATGAGAATCTACCTGCTCGCGCACTTCCCATTCCTGGCCGCCCCATTTCTCGCGCCAGAGAACAAAAGGCTGGTTGAACATTGTAGAATAGCCGGAAACACGATATTCCGGTTTTTCTGAGTTGTTTTTTACAGCCCGCAGCTCCATATCACGATACTGCTGGCCGTCTTGTATTCTTTTAATAAGTTTCTGTACATCCATTTTTGGTTATTCCTCCTTAATAGTGTCAGATGTATTTTTGCCAGCATCTGCTGGATTCTGTGCGGCAATCTTATCAACAGTGGAAAGATTAACAGGCATAAAGTGCTGATCTCCCCATGTTTCCTTTGTTTTTGGCAGATTTTCACGCTCGAAAATCTGATTTGGTGTATAAACACCGTTTGTAAGACCTTTGGTATACATTTCCATGCGGCTCTTGTAATCTGCACGGAGCATTGTATCTGTGTCAAACTCTACATAATGGTCGCTCTGGAACGGATAAGTAAGAAGCTGGTCCAGATATTGCTGCAATCGTACAACCCAAGGGCTCAAAGTATGCTGCAGGAAGAATGTATTTGCCTGTTCCTGATTTGTAAACTTACTGTCATCCTTTCCAAGCATATAAAGAGGAACGCGGAATATCTTTGCAACTTCGCGCTCTGAATAAGTACGGTTTTCTGTAAGCTGTGCATCTGCATTGCTTGCCAGGTCCAGCGAGCTTGCTTTCATTCCATTTGCAACAATAAAAGGGTCGTTTGCATGGTCGCGGCCGCCATAAGCAGAAAGGATGCGCTCTTTAAGCTTCTGAGCATCTTCCTGAGTAAACTTCTTTTCATCTGCAGGAACCTCTATAAGAAGCTTAGAATGAATACCACCGTCAAAGCTGTCGTTTGTATATTCATCCAGAGTCAAACCAAGACGCGCTGCATGATGAGCATAAGCAAGCGGTGAAACTCCTCTTATAGTTCCAAAACGATAAGCCGGAATATGCAGCATATTAACAGGACGATATTTATAGATTTCTCCCTGGTAATTATATTCATAATAAACATCGCCGTTATCATCAAAACAGATTCTCACGCGCTCCGGCGGAAGCGGTGTAAGACTGCGCGGCGAGTTATCAGCATTTCTGGCAACAAAAATAAACGCGTTTCCGTTTAACAGCAAATCCATCATCACAGTCTGCTTAAAAGTAAACGGTACATCGTAATAATTCGGCTGCTTTCTCAGTAAATATGCAAGGTTTGGTCTGTCATCGCGGATGCGTCCGTCAGAAGTGCGCTTATAAACATGCACGCTCATCTGAGCAATAGAATCGGCAATAAGCATTGTACAAGCAGATACAGTTGTATTGCTCATAAGCTCAGCGCGAGACATATTCGGCATAAAAAACAGGCTTCCATTTGCAGGCCGAGAAATAACCGGTAAAGCCTTATCCATCTTTGGCAATGACGCCCGACGGATTTCCAATCCTAGAATTTTCATATTAATAATGTCAGTTAGTCAAAATCAAACTCAAACGACTGCTGTCCGTCTCCATCCCATTTAAGACCATATTTATCAAGGATGTAGAAAAAATCCTGAACAGAGTGCGGAATAAGCCGCTTTTTGATATTTCCTTTATCGCTGCGCTCTACACCTATATGCATAAGCTCATGGAGCATAAGGATTTTCTTCTGCTCCTTTGTCATGTGGCCAACATTCGGCGTATAAACCGTGATTATAAAATCTGCATCAATTGCCCAGCGCTTGGAATCAGCAACTTTCTCACAGTCTGCATGAGTTATTCCCCAGCTCGTTTTCTTTGGTCTGTCTGATTCCAGATAGATAATTTTAATAAATCCAGCTTCTACATAGCCCCGCAAATCCATCAACATAGGATGCTTTGATATAAGCTCCTGCCCCAGTTCTTCGTATTGTTCCGATGTAATTCTTGTTTCTGTCATA